GGGTGATGTAAAATGGCGTAAAGCTGTTGTTAACATTATTCCTGGACAACAAACATATAGTATTCGCGAAGCAGTATCTGCATCATTATCAGCAAACAGTTCTAGTTTATCCAATACTAGTTCAATTGAAATTCGCAGAGTATTGCATAATCCACCGCCGGCAATTACAAGATATTTTGATCCATTTGTTGGAACAGGTCTAGGTTCGCAACAATTATTAGATTCATTTAACTTTGGAGGATTTTCACCTTCAATTAGTTTTATGATGATGCCAATACACGCAGATTTATTAAGATTGCAGGCAATTGAATTCAATGACCAAGTACGTAAGTCACATTACTCATTTGAAATACACGGAGATGACATTAAGTTTTGGCCTATACCATCATCTGGTACGGGATCATCTGCATCTTCTTTATTTTATAATAATGTATGGATTGAATATTTGCTTGAAGAAGAAAAAAGCAAACAAGCTATTTTGTTTGGGAATACAGCACTTTTAACTGGGGTCGTAAGTGACGCAGCAAATATACCATATACGAATCATCAGTACAGGACAATTAATGATATGGGCCGTTCTTGGATATTTAAATACGGTGTTGCAACTGTGAAAGAAATGTTGGGATATGTACGAGGTAAATATTCATCGATACCAATTCCAAATTCAGAAGTAACATTAAATGGGTCGGAACTAGTAACACAGGGCCAATCAGAAAAAGAAGCTCTAGTAACACAACTTCGTGAATTTTTAGCAGAATTAACAAAAGAAAAAATGTTGACCCGCCAAAATACCGAAGCTACCCAAATGACTGAAATACTAGGTAAAATTCCATTAAAAATATATGTTGGATAGGAGTAAGATATGGCACTGTTTGGAGGAATTAGAGACGCTAAATTCTTAGCTTCTGTTAACGCAGAATTATTAAATGCAATTGTCGATACAGAAATAGAATTTTTCAAATTAATTATCGAATCATCAGATTCTAACATGTATGGAGAATCTCCATCTAAATCATATTATGATTCTATATTGCTTCCGTGTTTAATAACTAAAGAATCAAAAACTGCGACTATGGATGATTATGGTCATTCATATACACGAACAGCCCAATTTGGAATATCAAGAGATATTTTAGAACGAGCTGATTTCTTCCCAGAAGTAGGCGATATTGTGTTTTGGGATAATGAATACTATGAACTAGACAATGTAGATGCAAATCAATACTTTGCTGGTAAAAATCCTGAAACATGGCCAAACGGTTCACAGCATGGATACAGTATATCTGTATTATGTGATGCACATGCAACAAGACAAACACCACATGGTATCAAAGATCTTCGTCGAGGCGGAAACAATAATTTTGCATACAAAGGTAATAAATAATGCCTAGATTAAATAGAAAAAATATTGATCGTAAAACTAATAAGCCAGAGCCATACAGAACAGAAGGCTTAACAAACGATCAACTGTTGAATCGAGCTAATCAAATAAGACGAGATGATGATGTAGTACGAACAGTGCAACGCACATTGTATGATATTGATTATGCAATTAAGTGGTATGTTGATAATGAAATACAACCTCAGATTAATCATAACACTGAATTAATTCCAGTCCCGGTAATTTTTGCTAACGGTGAAAAATGGGACAATGTTCGTAGATTAGGTTATTTGCGAGATGAAAAAGGAATGCTTCAATCTCCATTAATCATGTTGAAACGAAACAGTGTGGTAGAACGAGACTCATTGAGAACATTGGATGTTAATCGTATGCCAGCTGGAAATCAGATAGTATATAAAAGTAAATACAATGCTCGAAATCGGTATGAAGATGTATTATTTCCAATACCAAATTCAGAGCCACAACCAAGTGAACAGTTTTATGTTGTGGATATTCCAAAATACGTTACTGTTGAATACGATATGATGCTTTGGTGTGATTTCACCACGCAACTCAATGATTTAATTGACCAAATACTTCCATATGGTAGATTTTTATGGGGCAATGAAGCAAACCGATTTGAAACAGCCATTGGTCAAACTTCATTTGAAATTGTGAATACGGTTGGAGAAGATCGATTAGTGCGAGCGACAATTCCATTAACAGTACAAGGTACCCTGTTATCAGAACAAGAAACCAGGATATCAACTATTAAAAAAATGTACTCAGTTAAACGAGTGTCATATGATACCGTAGTTGATATAGGCACAACTGATATGTTTGCTACAGTAAATGTGCCAATACAACTATTACAAGTGCAGAGTGTAATATTAGGGGGAGGTAATATAACTGTAACCGGCGGTGGAACTAGCACGACGATTGATGCTGCAACTCTATCTTATATAATCGCGGTTTCAGATCGACAAGCAACATATTCATCTAGCACAACTGTGACAGTTAATGCATTTGCTGCAATCAATCCAGTAACTAATTTAACGGCAACCAAGAACGAATTCAATGTATACATCAACGGCCAATACATAGATAAAGTGGCATATACTTGGACACCATCAGACATTGCAAACCAGACCATTATATTCGATACTGCGACTTTAGGATACACCATAGATTCCACAGATACGATAATTATTAATGGAAGGTGGGCATAATGAGACAGTTCAAACCAGGACAATTACAAACCGGTTCTTTATATAATATTTCGTCAAGCTATGCGTTAACGGCATCATTTGCATTGAATGGTGGTGGCGGAAGTGGCACTACTATAAACACCGGTTCATTTGTAACCACAAGCTCATTTAATGCATTCACTGCATCATATACCACCGGGTCGTTTACTGGGTCGTTTAAAGGTGATGGATCTCAATTAACAGGCATTGTTTCATCAAAATGGACTGGATCGAATCCTATATCACGTCAAGGCGATGTTGAGATAACCGGGTCACTGCGTGTGCAAGGAAGCATTACTGGAAGTTTATTTGGTACTGCGAGTTGGGCTACGAATGCAGCGACTGCATCTTATGTTAATCCACTCAATCAAAACGTACAACTAACCGGCTCATTATACTTAGCAACACCAGAAGTAGCATCCGTATATTTTTCAGGATCATCCGCAGCAAGTCGATTGGTGTGGAACGATACAGATGGTACCTTAAATTTAGGATTAAAAGGTGGCAATGTAACTCTGCAAGTAGGTCAAGAGCAAGTTGTTAGGGCAGTAAACAAAACCGGAACTAATCTATTAGAATCTGAATATAAAGCTGCTCGTATACGAAGAGTAGACGAAGGTGGATCTCAAGGCCAACGATTAGCCATTGTACTGGCTCAAGCTGACAATGATGCTAACTCAGTGGACACATTAGGCCTAGTAACTGAGAATATCGACGTAAACCAAGAAGGTTTCATTACTAATAGTGGATTAGTCAGAGGCATAAACACTACCGGAGCATTGCAGGGAGAAACTTGGGTGGATGGTGATGTATTGTACCTATCACCAACAACGGCTGGAGGTATAACAACAACAAAACCACAAGCTCCACAACACACTGTAATTATAGGGTATGTAGTATACGCCCATTCAAACAATGGTACGATATTTGTTAAAGTAGATAATGGATATGAAATAGATGAATTACACAATGTTAAAATAACAACCGGGTCACTTACACCAGGACAACTTCTAGTTAGAAGTGGGAGTAATGCTACCGGTGTTTGGATTAACACAAACCAATTAACTGGATCATATGGTTTAACTGGTTCATTAACTGCTACATCATTTACCGGATCTTTGTTTGGTACTTCTAGTTGGGCAAGTAATGCCGTAACTGCGTCACATGCTCCAAACTACGTGTTAACTAGTGCAACCGGTTCAATGTTGTTACCATATGTGCTAACTTCGAATACTGCATCAATGACTGTGTTAAGCAGTTCATTTGCTAGTACTGCATCATACGTATTACAAGCAGTAAGTGCATCATATGCTCCGGACACAACTTTTCCATATACCGGTTCTGCTTTAATTACTGGATCGTTAGGTGTAACAGGTTCTATGTCATTATTGGCTACAACTTCAACAACTTCCACTATATTTAACGTTAGAAATAGTGCTAGTACTGCTAATATAATTGAAGCAAGAGGTAACGCTTCTATTGTTTTTGCAAATGGGGTAAGTACATACTCTCTAAACCCAAGAACTGATGCCGATGGATTTTCTTTAAATTCGGGAAATGGTCTTTATGGAACTGGAACGGGAATGGAAGTCGTTTCAAATGGCTTCCTGATTAACAATTCAGGTTCAAGAACATTCCGCTTTACGGGCGCAAGTGTTACAAATCTTTGGGAATTTAGAAATGAAAGTGGTCAATTAAGAATATGCCCAACGACTGATACGACAAATCCAATTATTAACTTAAATGGTACAACAAGGTTCGTTGGAGTGGGAATTTTAACACCAGCCGCAAGACTTGACGTAAAAGCCCAAGGTGCATTATCCACAGATACTGTGTTCCGAGTTAGAAATAGTGCGGATACTCAAAACTTAATGTCCATTACCGGCGATGGTAGAGTCGCAATTGGATTGAATGCTCAAATACTAGGTACGACTGATGCGTTTAAGAATGTTGTTATCGGTGGTGGTGCAAAGGATATAGCATCAGCTGGGGTAACTGAAAATGCTGTTGCATTTGGATACAATGCTGTATCAAATAATGGAGGTACTGCAATTGGAGCGAATACATCAATCACTGGGATACAAGGTGTGGCCATTGGTGCAAGCGCCATTGCCGGAATAAGTTCCACCGCAATTGGTGCAACTGCGATCGCAGATGGTACTTCTGGATATCAATCACTGGCCATTGGTTTTGGTGCAAGAGCATCTGCACTTTTAAGTGGTATCATTGCAGTAGGACAATCATCTTATACCAATGCACTAGGTCAAACATTAGCTTTTTGTGTTGATCCTTCTGGAGCAAATAGTCAGACCATGCTTTTGACAAATAAAGCAAATCTCGTATTTAGAAATAGCACACAATTAACTTCTGGAACGCATTGGGATACTACTGCAACCAACACCCTAACCATACACTCAGGTTCAATACCAGCAACTACGGTATCCGGTGCATTCCAAATGTATGCAGCAACCGGATCGCTAACAAACAACACAAGACCACACTTCCGAACAGGAAACGGTACTACGGTTTGGTTAGGAGATGAATCACGCTTATTCAACGTAACGGCATCTCGCACAATTATATCAAGTTCACAAAACACAGCATCAGGTTCTTCCCTAACAGTGTACGGATCAGGTTCAGCCTTACCAGTATTCACAGTACAAGGTTCACAAGGTGAATTGTTTAGCATAACAGATAGTTTAAGTGGCTCTTTATTCTCAGTTAATGATATTTCTGGTTTGCCAATTTTAGAAGTATTCTCTGATAACACCACACTGATTGGTAACTATCTAGATCCGATGTTGATCACAACGGCTAAAATCACGCAAACAAACTCAGGTTCGTTTACGGTGTATAGTTTACCAACAGCATCTTATGACACTGCATTCTTTGAATACTCTGTACGATCGGGTTCAAATGCACGAGCAGGTACAATCATGGCAATTCAGAGTGGGTCATCCGTAAACTTCACAGAAACTACAACAACTGATTTTGGTAACACTTCCGCAGTTTCATTCGGAGTATTTATTACAGGATCAAACATGGCATTAACAGGATCTTCAACTTCAGGAGCATGGACAACAAAATGTATAGTAAGAGGAATTTAAGGTTATGGCGTTTAATTATTCACCGAAAATAGTAACAGATGGATTGATACTGTATTTAGATGCAGCAAATCCACGTTCATATACGTCTGGGTCAACTTCATGGGTAGATTTATCACGTGGTGGAAATAACGGAACATTGGTAAATGGTCCTACATTTTCAAGTGCACATGGTGGGTCAATTGTTTTTGATGGAACAAATGATTACGTTGATTTAGGTGGAAGTTTAAATTTAAAACCAACAACATCAATTACTGTTTCGACTTGGATCCGATTCAATGCCATGGTTGCAAACGTAAGAGCATTATCTGATTGGCATCAAAATGGTGCAACTGATAGATGGATTTTTTACATTACTGATTCTAATACAATACAGTGGTATCTTTTAACAAATTCCTTCGCTTCTGCAGTCCCATTTTCACCAGTATTATTAAATACCTGGTATAATTTTACAGGCGTATATGATGGAATTTCCCAAATTTTTTATGTTAATGGAGTATTTCATAATTCAACCTCAAAAACAGGCACTATGAATACATCAAATACATCTCAACCCGTAAGATTAGGAGGCCAAGTTTCAGCTGGAGGATATCATAATGGTAATATATCAACAACATTAATTTATAATCGCGCTCTTACAGCAACAGAAGTCTTACAAAACTACAACGCAACTAAAACTAGATTTGGACTATAATGGCAGGAAGAGTGGCATACTACGGTCAAAGTGTACAAGATGGTGCTGTCTTGCGACTAGATGCCGGCAAACGAGACTCATACCCAGGTACCGGAACTATATGGCGAGATTTAAGCGGCAAGCAGAATAATGGCACATTGCTCAATTCGCCTACGTTTAATAACACCAACGGAGGGATATTGCGGTTCGATGGGGTAGATGATTACTGCTTGAACTCAATTAGTAGTGGGTTTACGCAAAAGTTAACAGTAATAACAATAGCCAAATCTACCAATGCAACATGGAACCAGTACGCAGGACTAGGTTCTGCTCGTGTAAACAACGGATACATTATACATAACAACTACCCAAGTGTTACATCTGTAACTTTTTATGTAATTGGCAGCACAGGCGGCTATACCGATATCGGCTCAGTAACTCCGTCAAATATTACGAACTACAACTTTTATGCATTAACCACCAACGGTACAAATTCTCACAAAAGATACTTGAATGGAGCATTGATAGGCACATCAACTACCGCCATAACCAGAACTGACACTAACTCGTCTCAAGGCAACTGGTTAGCTAGCGATTCTGGTGTCGCCGGCCGGTTTAATGCAGTTTCAATTGGCATTCATTTGATCTACAACAGAGAACTAAGTAGTGATGAAATATTGCAAACATACAATGCATACAAAACCAGATTTGAAATGTAATGGATATTAACATGGAAACACAAGACTACGAAAACAGAGAATTCATGATATTCAGTGTGTCTGAATTAGACAACATTGATTTCACACAAGTACTAGAAACATCGGCAGAAACTGTTAGATGCTCTATTGATGGTACCCTTACATTTGTAAAATGGGAAGGTACAACACCACAATGTGTTGCAGATTTAACTACAAAGCAAGGTCCATACACTTACACAGAAATTCTAGAAATACTATCTACACTGGAATGGACAAGTAACGAGATGCCATGAGTACAGTTGGAAATTGGAGAGGACCTAACATAGTTAAAGACGGATTAGTATTTTATTTAGATGCTGGTTCACCTAACTCATTTTATCCCCCAACAGCTGGTGCAACTTGGAAAGACACCTCAGGAAATGGGGATATTGGTACTTTAACAAATG